CTTACGAGTTTAGATGACTCATGTCTGTGACAGACTCCCCCCGATGTACTTACCTAGCTACGCTATCCTGCGACAATGATACATAATGATGTAATAACTACACCTTTATGTATAACGTCAACCCCTACGAGATCTCCAGAAACGGAGAGATAATCGTAAGGGACAACACATGCGTAGTCATCATCCCACAGTACAGTGACATCTCGATAATTAGATTGGAGATGCCCCTTGAAGATAGTGACTGTAATAAGACCACTATCTAGTAACTGTGCCAATACTACGGTACGTTTCCGTGCCATTAGTATTGTCCTGGGGAGAGCTAATCCAGCGCCTTCATAGGTGCTTAGATTAACGCCTTGAAAAAATGTTGCAATGGCGATTTTCTCCTGGGAGGTAAGGCTGTGCCCAACTTGTACATAAACGTTGTAAAGATTCATAATATTTACTCCTGTTTGTGTCAGACACAGTCCGACTTTGGCTAGCATTTACCCCTGTTATGGGGCGTGTTTGGTAAGCGTAAAGCTGTGGAACAGGTACATCTCGCCAAACCAATGTAAATTGGTCTGGTGTTCCACCAATCTCCGAGGACTCGCTCTTGGTCAGAGCATTTCTCAGATAACGTTCATATTCGGTAGGAGGCGAATGCATCTTTTGCACAGGCTTGACCACCCGAAATCTGTAAGTGGGATTACCCCACTCGTCCATCTTTTTCCTATGTTTGTGTAATGTAATAGGGAAAAAGTGCCCGGTTCTCGTAAAACCAAAGAGCCCGGAGTCTTTAGGTACGACTGGTATCTCATTAAAAAAGAGATTCAATTCGGTCCTAAAGAGACACGCCGTCTTAAAGTATAATCGCCCATAAAACTGCGACTCAACTTCAAGACAAGAAATTGCAACGGTGATTGAATCAGAATTTGGTATATGTTTTACATATACAGGGGTGATATCCACACCATTATAGGCGTGGACGCCGCATGATTCACGAAAATGTGAGGTTGAAAATGATTTATCTTTATTCACTTTCAATCCCAACTTTGGAAAGAACTCTAATATGGAGTCTACCAAATACTTCGGTACAATAATATCGTCTCCGTAAATATACACATTTCTTATGTGGCGGAGTTGTTTATTGTACTTCACTTGCAGAAGTGCACATATTATGGCCCAATAATACGTGGCCATAACTGGGAAGCAAAGCGCTGAACCCATGGGAGCATATTTATTAAGCTCTATGTGCAAAGGCGTACCTGCGGAATCAACCGCATCTACGTAGCGTGTACTCAACGCCATCAGGGCATCATGGAAATCGGTGTCCTGGAAGATATAACTGATAGCAACACGAGCATTTCTGTCGGATGCTTCAGATAAATCTAGCGTTGCGCCTTCGCCAGTCCATGACAACATTGAAGCAAGGGAAGCATTGATTGATTGATCTCGAAAATTTATACGCCCTCTTGTAAGAGGAGCGTTTTCGATATGATCATACAGTGCCTCCCTATATGCTTGTTGCATGTACTGCGTTTCCGCTTGTTCGATACATATGCCGCGCGCTTTGCCCACTTTTTTGTGGACAAATTTTTGACGCGCACGGGGACACGGAACCTTGTTATTATAAAGATTCCGCCAAAATTTCGTCTGATGTATTGCGTCATAAAAATTGACAGTATAAAAGTCAATATACGGCACAACGTCATCTATTTGTGTGTACAACACATGAGGACGATATCTCATATGTTTTGCAACTGGATCATTAGTTGCACCAGGTCCGGGTCTAGGTTTAGCCCGTTCGTTAATACAATTTTTGTGAAATAATGCATTAACGTTTAATCTGGCTTGTTCTAGTATAGGGAGTATATCGGGTGACAAGAAGTCAATTGTACCCAACATACTATCTACTAAAACAAAATCGGCAAGTTGTTTGTCGAGTACACTTTCAGGGTAAGGACCTTTTAACTTTGAAAACATAACACTAATTTGATATATTAGTTTTATGGCCTTAACCTGATAAACACTGTTCATGCTGGTCGCTAGACTAAATAGCTCGGATAGAAATACCGGGTATTTAGTGCCCTTCTTGATTTTAAAGGAAGGGTAGCACACGTGTCCTGTTTCGAAATATTGAAACAGGCCGGCCGACAACTTCGGCAGCGTAAGAGTAGCAAAACTAAGGCCTTCCGACTTATAGCGACGTTTTATTGTCTCTATGTCTTTGGCCTGAGCCGACTTTCTATACACATGAACAGGTAAGATGTTATGAATATCCTGAATGCATGATACTAGGTACTGAACGGTTTTGCAATTATCGTTCTGAAATACCTTAATATCATTGGATACTCGTTTAGGGGTTATCCCTAATTTGGCTTTTCTGGTTCGGTTTAACATAACCTGACCTCCAGCCATGACCTAATCAGCCATAAAACCACATTTCAAACTTCCTAAATGTTAAATATAACCATTCAAGAAGTTTGAGTAGAAATTTGCCTCGACGAGAGCATCCTTAACCAAAAGGATCTCCGCCTCGATGTTAGCTAAAGTATGCTCAACATCGTAGGCGACGGTCAGATTAACAGTGATGGGACGCAAACCACGTGATGTGGTAGTCCTCAAAACTTTCCTCTGAAGTAACCGACGTCGTACTGTCGCAGAAGTCTCGTCATGCTTGATGATGATTTGTGAAGCATCAGCAAGCGGTGCTGCGGGTTCTACCCACAGTCCGACGATAGCCCGATTATCGGGTATCTGTGATTTAAAGGCGAAAATGTGGTCTGCACCGTTGTTAAGGGTGACTGGGTTGGTGAACAAAGGCATGGACTTGTCCTTATATAAATAAATAGCGTTACGTGCTAATATTACGCCGCGATATGCGGTAGAGCCTAAAACAGCAGTAAACGTGCTAATGCAAGTACGTTGAGCTTTTGGATGGCAGAGGGTATTTTCAACCTCGGCACGTATAGCCCTTTATAAGGAGTACTTGGATAGCGATAGTAAATTTTGCTCTCGTAACCCGCCATCAATATGGAATTGATGGAGTTATCCAGGTTAAGTCTGACGCCATTACAAATGGCAGCCAAAAGACGAGCATCATAACGCCAGAACTGACCTCTCTTATAAGAGACTTTTATGGATTCTCCATAACTCTTTATAAGGAAGTCGTTAACGTTAGGATCACGCTCCATAGCGTGCAATCCATCCCCGATCTTTATTATGTAATCGAGGAGAAACGAAAATGGTGTAGCATTCCAGATTGCTTCGAAAGACATGTTAAGACCCCAATACCTCTCTGCAGCGGAAAATAAAGGCTGTAGATTATAGGTAAATGTATAGTGCATTGTTGCGGTGAACTTTGCGGAATAATAATCTCCGTTCGTCATCCACACATAATCACCATACGGTACTTGTCGCGTATCAGAAAATACTGAAGTTTCTGAATAGTGATTGGATTGATCATCTAATCCACTTAACGCGAACATTGACTGGGCCTGCATAGCTGTATACTGGAGCTTCTCGAGGACGGAATATATGTCCTTAATGAGAGGCTTCAACGCCAAAGTATCGGCAAGCAGCAAAGATGCAGCAGGCGCAGTAGGGTCTAGCTTAAGAATCTTCTTTAATGCGGGACTCGAACGAAAGCTTTTCAACCATTTCACGGTTTTACTAGCCATGAAATTGCGATTTGTCAAAACTTTTGCCAAATCGCGAAAATCTTTTAGCTCGAATAATGCATTGAGTAAAGAGAATTCTTGAGCGAAGCGAGGTTGCATGGTATAATATGCTCTCGCTCTAGCATTATCAACATCTAAACCTGCGAGGTCACTAAGTCTCGCAGTGTTGCCAGTATAAGCAGGCATGGCAGACCGATAATAAGGTCTAGCATAGCCCGAACTATAATTGGCAGCCCTAAGTGCCCAACCACAAGGATAATTAAACCCCCGTGTTACCTCATGGTAGCACGTATTAAAGGTGTTGGGTCCATTAGTAGTAGATGTGATACGTTCGACACCTATATGATTCCAGGTGCCAGCGATAACAGTAGCTCGCATACCCATATGAGAATAATAATATGGTTCTAACCAATCATTGTTGATGGTTGGTAGATACTTGGCTCCAATATTTAAGCCTGTGTTGCGATACAGTTTGTCACTGGGTGTACCCAAATTAATGGGTACCGAACGGTCTTTTGTGTTCATAATAAACTCCTGTTTACTGAAAGTTATGAGAGGTCACACTATGTGG